CAAGCCATGGAAAACCTTTTGTCTACAGAGTTTGGTGGCAACGTGCCATTTATTGAAAATGTAGCCCTTAAGAATGATGCACAAAACGTCATGTCTAACATAGCAAGCGCAAGAAAGTCTTTGGCAACCGCTGCAAAGAAACAAAACAAAATTATCAATGCAGAGCAAGCGTTTGTAAAAGGCACTGTTGATCTTGAGTCTCAAGCATTAGATCTTTCCGAACCAGAAAAGCAGCAAGCAATCACGAATGTTTTAGCAAGAGAGCCAGACATACAAACGCAACTTCAGTTGCTGCAAGACAATGGCGTATCCTCAGAACAGTTTAGTAAAATACTTGTAAGGGGGATTAGTCGTCTTTCGGATGTTAACAAAATAGAGTTGGACGATGACGACAGGCAAGCAATATCTTTGTTTGAAAACATGCAGGTAAGGCCAGGGATGTTAAACAATCATCTTAAGGGTGATGACCTTAGACGCTGGAAAAGTTTTGGTGTTTTGAGTGACATCTATGGGTTTGAAGGCGCGTTGCAGCAAATGAAAACACAGCGTGACGAGATAGATGTAAACACCAGAATGGCTGATATAGAAAATCAACTTGATATTAGCATAGATGAGGTTACAAAGCAGGGGTTTTTTAAATTTGACCTAGACCGCCCACAAAATGTTGGAGACATGCTTCTAGGCATAAAAAACATAACACGAGAATATATACGAATGAACATTCCGTCTGATGACGCGCTAGAGCAAGCTGCCGCAGATTACTTTGAAAGTCATCAGTTGGTGCGAAATATCATGATTCCTAAAGCAGACTTTCCAAAAGGTTTGCGCAAAGATGTAATCGATAACATTTCAGAAATAGCTGACATAGTTGTTGATGATTTTGTAAGACTAAATCCTACTTTGTTCGAGGATAGCGATTTAGAACCAGAAAACATTGGGATTAGACCAATATCAAACACCATAGATAAATTTTATTTAGTCAGAGATGGTGGGTTTTTGTTGCAAAATGAAAATGAACAATACGTTTCTTACACAGTCGCAGAGTTGGCAAAGGCACAGGCTGCTGCGAGTAAAAGAAAGAAAGCGCAGGCACTCAAAGATCTGAATGAGGCTTTGAAAGGTAACATTACTGATGACGAATTGTTGTTTGAGTTTAAAGAGTTAAAGCAGTGATATGGCTGAAGAACAAGATTTACTAAGACCTTTTGCAACGGAACCTATAGGCACTCGTGAGTTGCGACAAGTGCGCGAGGCGGCTGTTGAGAGAGCAGAAGAGATTGCTGAAGAAGAAAGGCCGCAAGCGTCTTTCAGTGAGTTCATTGGGTCGAGTGTGGAAGAAGATTGGATGCACTCATACGTCATGGCTGACAAGCCAGAGTTTGAAGTGGATCTAAGTTATCTTGAAGAAGGCTTGAGCCAAGACCTTTTTAATGAGCTTACCGCTGACATCCCAGAAAACTATCACGACTTTTTAGAAGATACTGTGAGCGAGGCACACGCAAGAAGTATGCGTGAAAGGGTCTTGGAATCGGTAGACAATGAAAAGAAAATGCAGTCTTGGGGGTGGTCTGGGGTTGCTCTGAGGCTGGGCGTCAACATGGTTGATCCAGCAGCTATAGGTATTAGCGCGTTAGGCGGTGCCGCTGCGCCTTTGGTCTGGGGCAACAAAATGTCAAGGATTGGGCGTATTGTGCGCGGTGCTGTTGGTGGCGCGACAACCAACGCAGCTATAGAGGGCTACATAGCTAGTGAGAGCGTCACTAGGGATGAGTATGATGTTCTGTATGCTGGGGTTGGTGGTTTGTTATTAGGCGGCGGTGTAGGTGCTATATCGCGTTCTGTAGGCAACGAAAAAGAGCTTACAAAAGCTATGGAAAACTTGCTTGCTGAAACTGAAAACGCACAAAAGATAGAGATACAGGCAAACGCAAAAAGAGATTTGTTAGATGATAAAAGCGTTGGTGCAGCAGAAAACCCATACTTTCCACCAGTCTTAGAAAGAAATCTTAGAAAGAACACACCAGAAACCGCTGAAGAGTTTGGCGAGTTGCAAAAATCTGAGTCTTTGTTTGGACTAAACCTTAGAATAGACATGGGTAACTTTTTAATGCAGTCAGACAATCCGATAATAAACGGCTTGGGAAGAAGGTTGGCTGAAGATGCTGTTGGTGTGCGCGGTGATAATGTTATTGAATCAACCGCTGACTTGCTCAAGACAAATGCTTTTAAGGGAAAACTTGCACGGTTCTATCAAACCTACGGCGTTGAATACAAGGCGTGGGCAAAAGAAAACAATATAGGGTTCTTTCGTAGATCACAGTCTAAACAAAGGACATCCTTTGGAGAGCAGGTGGCTGATGCGATTGAAAACCCAAACGGCATACATTCACCAGCCGTCAAGCGGATGGCACAAAGAAACGCAGAGTTGTATCGGGATATTCTACGAGAGGCCAAAGAGGCTGGCGTAACAGGCTTTGAAAACATCCCAGAAAATTTGACGTATTTTACGCATAGGTGGAACAAGTTTAAGTTTGATGACATGCGTATTAAAATAGGAGACAACGGTATTGAGTCTTTGCTCAGACAGGGTTTACTTAATGGCACTACAGACTTAACAGAAGAAGCTGCCGCACAAATTGCCAAGTCTATGAACATAAAAATTAAGAGTGATCTAGCTGGGATAGACTCTGGTTTCTCTCGTTTGTTTACCGCTGATAGCAGAGATACTTTGAAGCAAATTATGAAAGAGGAAAGATTTGGCAAGGAAGAGGGTGGCGCTTTTCGCGCATTTACGGATGAAGAGTTGGATAGCTTGCTTGGCCTGTTTGAACAGAAACAAACGGGGGTTCCGGCAAGGGCAAAATATAGATTAAAATTTGACATGGAAACAAGGTATCAGGCCGTCAATAGGGAAACTGGCGTACTTGAAGACTTTTCTATTAAAGACTTACAAGAGCGTGATGCAGAGCAAGTATTTACTTTGTATGCAAATGAAATGTCTGGGCGCATTGCTCTTGCTAAAAAAGGCATCAAGTCAGAGAGCGATTTTGAGGCTCTCATAAGTCAGGCTGGAGATTACGCTATTAATGAGGGTGTTGGAAAAGTAAGGCAAAGAAATAGAAAACGAATTAAAAAAGAAGAATTGGTTGCAAGAACAATATACAACATGATTCTAGGCAGAAGGCCGCCAAAATCTTCTGATCCTGACGGCACATATATGAAAATTACTAGGCTCATACAGGATTTTAACTTCATCAGATTAATGAACCAAGTTGGCTTTGCGCAGGTTGCGGAGCTTGGAAACGCAGTGCAGGTTGGGGGTGTGCGTGGTTTGATAAGAGTGGTCCCAGAATTTGGAGCTATGATTAAACGCGCCAAGAATGGAGAGCTTAAAGACCCTGTGTTGCGCGACATAGAGGCGTTTTATGGCACTGGCGCAGAACGAATGACCAATCAAATGATCCACAGGTTAGATCAGCTTGAAACAAACTCTCCTTATGGAAGAGGCATATTAGATGGCGTGCAAAGGGGTGTGGACAGGGCAAAAAGAATTACTGCTGACATATCGGGTATGGCTCCTATTACTTTGGGATTAGAGCGAGGTGCTTCTAGGATTGTCATGCAAACTATCGCTGACATGGCTTTTTCAAACAAAAGTCTGAGTCTAAAAAGGATGAGAAGCCTTGGTTTGGGCGATGACGAGGCAAAGTTGGTCTTTAAATATTTTAAAAAACACGCAAAGCTAGAGGACTCATACCTGTTCAAAACAAAAAAACTTAGAGAAATAAATTTAGACGAATGGGGCAAAACAGCAGAAGGCGCACAGGCTAGAGACATATTAGGAATAGCAGTTGCAAGATGGACAAGACGCGCCATTCAACAAAATGATGTTGGCAATTTAAGTCTGTTTATGACCAGTGAGTTTGGCAAAATGTTGGTTCAGTTTAGAACTTTTATGATTGTTTCCCATGCAAAGCAGTTGTTGCACAATCTAAAAATGAGAGACATCAGAGCTTTTCAAGCCATGATGTTTTCGTCATTGGCCGCTGGTTTAGCATATACTGCACAGCAACAGATACAAATGATTGGCCTTAGTGAAAAAGAAAAAAGAAAACGTATAGAAGAGAGGCTTGCGCCTTTAGAAATAGCAAAGGCTATATTTGCAAGATCAAGCTATGCGGCTTTTGTTCCTGGTGCTGTAGACACGGTTTACGGATTTTACTCTCCAGACCCTGTATTTTCTTATAGGAGCAGTGGTTTAGACAGCAATTTAATTACTGGAAATCCAACCTATCAAGCCTTATTTGGGGCTGCTGGTTTACAAAACGCAATACCAGCCATAACAAGGGCTGGACTCAACCCTGATATTCAAATGACAAAAGGGCGTGCTAGATCTTTGGCGACCATATTGCCATTCTCAAACGCCATCGGCATACAAAACGCAATTAAGATAGCAACAGAGGATTTGCCAGAGAGAAGTCGTCCCAACTAGGATATTTAATCATACAGTGATATGATGCGGTGCAAGGAGTGAAAAATGACAGTTAGCAGCACAACCAAAAGGAACAGCTACACAGGGAATGGTTCTACCACCACCTTTGCTTACTCCTTCAAGATATTTGACGATGATGATATCACTGTCATTCTGCGCACTACAGCAACTGGGGCAGAGACTGTTCAGACGAAGACAACGCACTACAGCGTTACGGGCGTTGGCAGTGCAAGTGGTGGTAATGTGGTGTTTGGCAGTGCGCCAACATCTGCGCAAACAGTGGTGCTGCTACGCCAGACTGCGCAGACACAGGCCACAGATTACACTCCTAACGATCCGTTCCCTGCCGCCTCACATGAGGATGCGCTTGATAAGCTCACCCTTATGACACAAGACCAGCAAGACGAGCTTGACCGCTCCATCAAGCTATCTCGCACAAACACCATGACATCGACTGAGTTTACAGTCACTGCCACAAATCGTGCTAACAAGATATTTGCTTTTGATAGCAGCGGAGAGCTATCTGTCACGCAAGAGATTGGTACATTTAGAGGTGATTGGGCTGCAAGCACATCATACGCAGTGCGTGATTTAGTTAAAGACACTAGCACCAATAACATCTTTATTGTGAACGAGGCACATACTAGCTCTGGATCACAGCCGCTCACCACTAACGCCAACAGTGCTAAGTATGATTTGATTGTAGACGCTGCGGCGGCTACCACAAGCGCGTCAGCAGCGGCCTCATCTGCCACAGCAGCGGCGTCAAGCGCCTCAACAGCCAGCACACAGGCGTCAAATGCGAGTTCAAGTGCCTCAACGGCCTCGACACAGGCATCAAATGCGGCGTCATCTGCCACGGCGGCAGCTTCATCTGCTACAGCGGCAGCTGCATCAGCCACCTCTGCTGCAACAGCACTAGATAATTTCGACGATATTTTCTTAGGCGCAAAATCAAGCGACCCAAGCACCGATAATGACGGTGATGCTTTAACCACGGGCGACATCTACTTCAATACAAGCAGCAACACACTACGGGTTTTCAACGGATCTTCTTTCCAAGATGCCAGTATCAGCACCACTGCCACAACAGCAGAGTTAAACATAATGGACGGGGATACCTCTGCTTCTTCTACCACTGTAGCAGACGCTGACCGAGTGGTGTTCAACGATGCTGGTACGATGAAGCAAGTGGCAGTCACGGACCTGGCTGCCTACTTTGATGACGAAATCACAGCAATGCCTAACCTTGTCACAACAGGCGCACTCAACTCTGGCAGCATCACAAGCGGCTTTGGTGCGATTGACAACGGTTCTAGCAATATCACCACAACTGGTACTGGGTCATTTGGTGTAATTAACGCAACTGATGGTTGTACATTT